AATTGGTACCCCTCGCAATAACGAACCGCATAACCTACCCAATTTTGAGCTACTGGACTATCAATAAGGGAAAGTAAATTGAAATAATTAATTGGACGATTAGTCATTGGAGTTCCTGACAATAACCATAGATACTTTGATTTTTTTGCAAAATGGTTAAATATTTTAGTTCGTTTTGATTGAGGGTTAGACACATAATGACATTCGTCCGCAATTATTATATCAAACTTATCGTATATTTTAGACTCCTTGATGTTTTTTGGATTGTGAAAATTTTTAAGTATATCATAATTAACAATCACAATGTCAGCGTCGTCAGAAAATGTTTTACTTTCCGCAATAAAAATTGTTTTTTTTGTAAAAAATTCAAATTCTCTTCTCCAATTTATTTTAAGCGTTGCAGGACAAACCACCAATATTCTTTTTTCATTTGTTTCCAACGAGGCTATTACAGCACTTAGAGTTTTGCCCAACCCCATGTCGTCCGCAAGAATAAACCTTGACGACCCTGCCAATTTTTCAATCGCTATTTTTTGATGTTCAAGTGGAAACCTATTAGAGTATTTATTATAATCAATTTTTACATCTTTAATAACGTTGGTTTTAATAAAAGCTCCTTTTGGTAACCAAAAATCGTAATTTGTATCTCCCGATAAAATTTTTCCCCAAATATGATAAGATTTTTCTTTTTCAACAAGTAATTTTTCAACCCAAATTTTTTCAGGTATAAACGTTAATAGTTTTTCGTCGGCAATTTTTTTTGCAAAATAAGGGTCAATGTCCACCCATTTTTTTGCGACTTTTGGGATTATTTTTGAATAATTAATTAAATATTCGGATTGAGAAGGGGTTAAATAAAATTTATTATTACTTTCTTTTTTTATTTTTAAATTAATAATATAATTATTAGCCCCATTATAATCAGTTAGAATTGATAATGGTTTTTGTTCAATTGTATTATTTTTTATTGATGTCAATTAAATGAAAAATAAGGCTTATTCTAATATTTATCAATAATGGTTAACAAAGTACCAATAACAAGGTTAGGTAAATTTTTTTCACAAGAAGATTTTGATTTAGACACGTCAGTAGGTTCTGAGTGGCTTTATGGGGATTTAAATTTTACATTAGTTTTATATAGAATTGACCGAATGAAAACTAAAACAGATAATGTTTACGGTGAATCCGTTTCCGATGGAATTAAATTTTTACCTCCGGTTGAATTTAAGGGGTATGTTAAAATAGTGGCCCCAGAAAATAAAACTTACGGCACTTCAAAAATAGAACAACTTGAACCTGGAAATTTAACTGTTTCTGTGTATCAAAAACAACTTGATGAATTAAATATAGATATTAGTTATGGTGATTATATTGGTTATTATGAAACTGAAGACCGTGTAAGATACTATACGGTTAATAATGACGGTAGAGTAATATCTGACAATAAACATAATTATGCGGGATACAAACCATTTTATAGGACAATAACTGCGTCAGCAGTTGTTGATAATGAATTTAGAGGATTATAATGAAAACAATTATAAGTGAAAATAAATTACACGATGTAATCAGTAAATATATCGATGATTATCTTGAGGGTAATAAAATTAATTGGACATATGGTGTTGTTTATGATGCTGAAAATGAATATAATGAACCAGAAGAAACCGAACATTTTTTAATATTTTACAATGGAGATTGGGAAGGCGATGAAGATTCAGATGTTGTTTTTCATTATTTTAATGTTGATTACTACGATAAAAATAACGAATCACATAAACCATTTAGAGATAAATCACCAATTTTAGAAGTTCAAGGTAAATACGCTGAACATTTAAATTCTGTGTTTAGTCACCATTGGAAGGAACCAATGAAAGAATGGTTTAAATTTTATTTTAATTTACCTGTTAAGACGGTAACTAATAATGAATATTGAGGTTTATGAGATATAAAATTAATAAAATACAATATAATTTAATTACCGAAGAAACTTTAGGTATTGACATTTTTTTGTTACAAATTAAAGATAATTTTAATATTGATGATACCCAAATTGAAAAAATAAATAAATTTATAAAAAATTCTGAATGTCAAAAGATAACAGTTGAACCATTAAAAATGGGGATGGGGGTTTCTTTAGATGATAGGGTAATATTAAATTCAACGATATTTAACAATAGTTTACCAAATTTTTTATTTATATTATTTCACGAAATCGCTCATCAATATCAATTTAAAAAATACGGAGCTGAAAAAATGTATGAGTGCTATTTAGGTAATATTAGTTTGATTGAGGCAGCAATTTTTATGAAAAAAATAGAAACCGTTGCCGATGAATTTGCAAAAAGAAAATTAAGAGAATTTGTTAAATTTGGAATAATTAAACCAAACGAATCAAATTTTGAGGGTTTTTATAAAAATGTACCACCAGAACATTTTGTTGGGTTAATTAGTCAAGTTAGAATGATGTTAAAAAATGAAAATATAACAAACCCAAAAGAAATATCTGAATTATTTTATAATTGGGTTAAAAAAGATATGTAATGGCGTTACCAAGTAAAATAAAAAAAAATATACCTTTAACTAATCAAAGAACGTTATTTTCTAGACGAGAAGAATTAGTTGAAAAAATTAATATGGATGGAACTTACCTTCCAAAATCTTTATTACATGCGGATTTAGATGGGGGGTTTTTATCTTTTGTAAAAAATGAACTTAAAACAATTGTTAATGGTAAAATTATTCCAACGGTTGATATCTTAATAACAACTCAAAATTGGGCTCAATTTACCGAAACTTGGGATTTACAAAATATTGATAAAAATGTTGAACCTCCTTTTATAACTATAGTTAGAATACCTGAAGTTAAATACGGAACAAATCCATCTCTACTTTACACAATACCTAATCGAAAACAATTTTTTTACGCTCAGGTTCCTACTTGGGATGGCACACGAAATGGTATGGACGTATATAAAATACCACAACCAGTTCCTGTCGATATAACTTATTCTGTTAAAATAATATGTAATAGAATGAGAGAAATTAATTCTTTTAATAAGAATGTTTTAGAAAAGTTTTCGTCAAGACAAGCCTACGCTGAAATTAAAGGACATTATATTCCAATTGTTATGGGGAACATAACAGATGAGTCTGAATCTGGTCTTGAAAAAAGAAAGTATTATATTCAAAGTTATGAATTCACAATGTTGGGGTTTTTAATAGACGAAAACGAATTTGAGGTTTCCCCAGCAATCACTAGGATTCTTAAAGTACTTGAGTTAGATAATCGAAAAATTATTAATCGTAAAAAAGACAAAGAAGATGTAATAGTAGGACCAAAAGAAATATTGTTTATTATTGGTAATAGTACTATAACTCAAGTCTATAATTACAATACAAATATTTCAATAAAATCAAAAATTAATATTAGTAGTTTTGATGTGTATATTAACAACAATTATTATGGGTCCGATTTAATTGAGATACAAATAAATAATAACGACATTTTAAGAATTGTTATTATAAAAACAAATGGTGGTTTAGAATCTAAAATTTTATACGAAAACACTTTAATCTAAAGTATCCCCATAAATATCTTTTTTACTTTTACATTTTTCTAAAATTAATTTTTCAATAAATCTATAAATTTTAATTCCTTTTTTGTTGCAATATGTTTTTAAAACTTCATGAGCCTCTTTTGAAATTTTAAGATTCTTTATTTTTGACTGGTTTTGCAAGGTAAGATAAAAAAGGCAGAAAAAAGTCTACCTAATTTATTAATACTTATCATAAAGTCAAGTTTTTTGCTATTTAATGAAATATTTATTAGAAAATAAATAACTAATTAAAAAAAATTAATAATGGCAAATAAAGTATTCGTGTCCCCGGGAGTATATACCTCGGAAGTTGATTTGAGTTTTGTTGCGCAAAGTGTTGGCGTTACAACTTTAGGTATTGTTGGTGAGACATTAAAAGGTCCCGCTTTTGAACCTATTTTCATCACAAATTTTGATGAATTTTCAACGTATTTTGGTGGAACATCCGCCGAAAAATTTATAAACACACAAATCCCTAAATATGAGGCGGCTTATATAGCAAAATCTTATTTACAACAATCAAACCAATTATTTGTTACTAGAGTTTTGGGATTATCTGGTTATGATGCCGGACCATCTTGGAGCATAACAACTGTTGCAAACGTTGATACAACTACTGTTGGTCAAAACTGTTTTAGTTCATCAACAGTTGATTGTGTAGAAACTTGTGTTGAATATGAAGAATACGATTATTCAGTTTCTTTTACAGGAAATAATGATAATGTTACTTCGGTAGATTTTACAGAAACATTTCCTTGGTTATTAAACGAAGACTTAAATTCTACATATCAACAATTTAATGGTTCAACATCAACATTAAGTTCAGATTTAAAAAATCAAATTTATGATGTTATATCTGATAACAATACTGAAGACTATACTATAAAATATTTTGGAGTGATACCTCAAGTGGATTATAATTCATTAAGTGGATATACCGCATCAACAAATGTTTTTAATTTAGATTACGTTAATTCAGGTAATGCTGATTTTAATGACCCAAATAACGACCCTTGGTATTATGCATTATTTGATAATAATGGTAATGGTACATATAGTGGTTATTCGTTTTATAATTATATTACAGGTTTAACTGAAACATCCACATCATCAAATTGTGCTACGTTTTATTCGTTTTCGGTTAGTGGAGCGTCATCCGCTCTTAGTGGTAGTACACATAGCGGTAGTGTTAATTACACTACAAATACAATATCATTTTGTCTTCCTTCGGCAACAACTACTAATGATTTATCCGCTTTAACGGTTACATTTAGTGCTTGTACAACGGGAGTTACTCTTAATTCTGTAACACAATACTCTACAGGAAGTACTGTTAATTTTACCGGTTTAACAAAGACATACGTTTTAGTATCAGAAGATACTACGGTCACTGAAACTTTTACAGTTAATATTGAAATTAGTGACCCTTGTAATCCTTGTGTGACAGGTAATACCGGAAATAATTCTAACGGAACAATAATTACTAATTTTAGCGGAACTGTTAATGGTACAATTTACATTTATTCAGGAACCCCTTATTTAAATTACGATGATTTAGTTATTGCAACAATGAGGTCAAGAGGGTTAGCAACTTACTCTACCGATACTGGGGCTGTTTATCAAGTTAACGGACAAACTGGAATGACTTTAGATTTTTCAGGTTCTTATTCTGGAGCATCTAAAAATCCATTTTCACCTTTTGGTGTTAACATTACTGATAAAGACGGTAATAATTTATTTTTTGAAACTTCTTTTCAAATTTCTGATGTTAATTATGTATCAAAAGTTTTTGGAGCTTCTAATTTTTCAAAACCAAGAACTACGGTACCTTTATTTGTTGAAGAACAATTTGGGGCGTTATTAACATATGGTTATAGAAAAGGATATATTAGAGGTGTAAGTTCTAACTTAACTTATTTACCAGATGCAAGACAAGGTTCAGACCCAACAAGTATTGGTTGGTATTTAGAACAATATCAATCACCAACATCACCTTGGGTAGTTTCTGAATTAAGAGGAAATAAAGTTTCTGATTTATTTAAATTTACAACAATTGCTGACGGTAACGCTGCTAACACTGAAATTAAAATTTCAATAGTAAACATTTCATTTGGTAATGGTAATTTTGACGTTTTAATTAGAGATTTCTTTGATAGTGATGAAGCACCAGTCGTGTTAGAAAAATTCACAAACTGTAATATGAATCCAAACGATAACGGATTTATTGGAAAGAAAATAGGAACTAAAAACGGAGAATACACATTAAACTCTAAATTAGTGATGGTTGAAATGAATGATGAAGCTCCGGTTGACGCGTTACCTTGTGGATTTGAAGGTTTTCAATATAGAGAATATGCTGGTGTAAGACCTCCATTTCCAGTTTATAAAACAAAATATGATTTTCCTGGGGAAGTAGTTTACAATCCACCATTTGGTTTGGCGTCAGGAGCTGATGATACAATTAGAAGTAACGGTGATAAAGTAAGAAGAACTTATTTAGGAATTTCTGATTCAGTTGGAGTTGATACTGATTTCTTACAATACAAAGGTAAACAATTACCTCTTAGTGTTTGTTCAGATAGTACTGGTGACGATTGGGCGTATAAAACAAGAGGTTATCATATGGATGTTAACGCAAGTGCATTAACAATATCTAGTAATTACACTACAAGTGGAACTCCTTTGTTTTTTGTTGGAGCATCATCTTTTACAACAGACCCTGAAAATGACTCAAACCAATATTATAGATTATTTTCTCGTAAATTTACTTTACTTTGTATAGGAGGTTTTGACGGTTGGGATATTTACAGAGAATATAGAACTAACGCTGATAGATTTGTTTTAGGTCGAGCTGGTTATTTAAGAGGAGCTTGTCCGTCAATTAAATATCCTACAGCAACAGGTTGGGGAGCGTTTAAACAAATTACTGTTGGTGACAACACAATTGAATACGGTAATTCTGACTATTACGCTTATCTTTTAGGTATAAACACATTTTCTAATCCTGAGGCGGTTAATATTAATTTATTTGTAACTCCTGGTATTGATTATTTAAATAATTCTGATTTAGTTGAAGGGGCAATCCAAATGATTGAATTCGATAGAGCAGATTCATTATATATTTGTACCACACCGGATTATAATCTATTTACACCAACAGTTGGAGAACCAACTGACATTATTTACCCACAAGAATCGGTAGATAATTTAGAAGGTACTGGAATTGACTCTAACTATACCGCAACTTATTACCCTTGGGTTTTAACTAGAGATAGTGTTAATAACACTCAAATTTACCTACCACCTACCGCTGAGGTTACAAGAAACTTAGCGTTAACCGATAACATTGCGTTCCCTTGGTTCGCAGCAGCTGGTTATACACGTGGTTTAGTAAACGCTATCAAAGCAAGAAAAAAATTAACACAAGAGGATAGAGATACTTTATATAAAGGTAGAATTAATCCAATTGCAACTTTTTCTGATGTTGGAACTGTTATTTGGGGAAATAAAACTTTACAAATTAGAGAATCAGCACTTGATAGAATAAACGTAAGAAGATTGTTATTACAAGCTCGTAAATTAATATCAGCAGTTTCTGTTAGATTATTATTTGAACAAAATGACGCTAAAGTAAGACAAGATTTCTTAGACGCAGTTAATCCAATATTAGATGCGATTAGAAGAGATAGAGGTTTATACGATTTTCGTGTAACAGTTTCTTCAGACGCAGCTGATTTAGATAGAAATCAATTGACTGGTAAGATTTATATCAAACCAACTAAGTCACTTGAATTTATTGACATAACCTTTTACATTACTCCAACTGGAGCATCGTTTGAGAATATATAAATTTTTATTAAAAACAAGTTGATGTAATGTCAACTTGTTTTTTAATTAGCCATTATGAACTTTAAATTAACAAATAAACAATATCAAAATTTTAAATTTTTAATTGATGAAAATTTTGATAAAGAAGGACTACCAAGTTTAAAATATTACTCATTTGATTGGGATGATAATATTGTAACAATGCCCACCGAAATTATACTAAAAAATTCAAAAGGTGATGAAGTTGGAATGTCAACTGAAGATTTTGCAACATATCGAAGTAAAATAGGTAAAGTTCCATTTACGTATGAGGGACAAGAAATTGTTGAATTTGCAGATAATTCTTTTAGAAATTTTCAAGTTCAGGGGGATTCTAAGTTTTTAAAAGATATTTTAAATGCTAAAGAAGGTCCGGCTTGGGAAGATTTTAAAGAAGCTATTAACCACGCTTCAATTTTTTCAATAGTAACCGCAAGAGGACATAACCCAAATACCCTTAAAAAGGGTGTTTATATGTACATAATGTCAAATCATAACGGAATTAATTCCGATGAAGTGGTAAAAAACATTATAAAATTTAAAAAACTTGCTAACGAACCTATTAATAAAAATGAAACTAAAGAACAATTAGTTAATGAATATTTAAATCTTTGTAAATTTTACCCAGTAAGTTTTGGTTCAAATCAAGCCTCTTCTCCAGAACAAGGTAAGATTGAAGCTTTAACTGAATTTTTACAATATGTAAAACATAATGCCGGTAATTTAAAAGAATTAATTAAAAATGGAGGACTTATAACAAAAGTTAATAATTCTTTTATGGAAAGAGA